TTGTGTGTTGGTAGGTAGATGGTGTCGCCGATAGTGAGATTAGTTCCGTACAACTTCACGAGCCTGTCCACTACTTCCATAGTGTTGCCTTCGCAATTTGTTCGGGCTATCCAATAAAGAGTGTCGCCATTTTTTACAGTGACGGGCGTGCCATCACAAAAGAATTGACTGTCTTTCGTGTTCTGTCTGTCTAAGTATCCGAATGCGAACACTGACGCAAGTGTTATTGCGATAGTGATAAGCACCGTCTTTGCTGTTCGGTAGGTATTTTCGTTCATTGCTCTCCCTTTCAGTAGGTAACTAAATCATATCCGAGCCAATATCAGAATTACAAGATACCCGTGCGGGGCTATTTCGAGCCTTTATGGATTTGTAAATCTGATATTGGGGACTATATGCTTTACTTATCCACGAGAAAAGGGGAAAGAAATGAAAGTATCATCACACACAAAAGCCAAGTGCCAAGAGTGCGAGCGAGTATTTGACTTGCTTGACGAGGAACAGGCAAATGAGTTTTTTCACGGTCACGATTGCGAGGGGCAATGAGCAAGAACATTATTTGCCCTACTTGTAGTGGCTTTATTCCGAACGGACACACACCAGGTTTATATCCAGGTGCTATCTCACGCAAAGACAACAAAACAGAGATTTGTTCGCAATGCGGTGAAGACGAGGCAATGGAAGATTTCTTCCGTATGATGAAGAAATGAGCGACACACCTAAACCACCACAAGACGTTTTCGTAGGCAACACTTACGAGGAATGGAAAGAAATTGGCGAACAGCGAGGCTGGGAGAGCGGGGCTAAAGCGCCCACTCGGCAAGAAATACAGGAAGCACTTGAGGCAGGTGACGAAACTACTTTGCTTATGGACGGGTTTGACGAAGCCTTTATCGGTTGGTCACGCCGTATCAACGAACCACTACTTGCCGTCTACGATTATGACGCACTAATCAAGGTTTGTGTTGAGCGAGACGGTATGGATTTTGAGGAAGCCGTTGAGTATGTGGACTACAATGTCGTAGGTGCTTGGGTTGGCGAACAGACACCAATAATCGTTATGCCGTTTATCCACTAATTTACTATCGGAGAAAAATGACAGCAGTAGCAGTAAGAGTGAGCGCACCACCGAGTGGCGATTTGCCTTGTACTGGTAGGCAGGACTTGTTTTATGGCAAGTACGCCGAAAGACCCGAAGCACGGTTGCGCCGTGAAGAAAAAGCCAAAAAAGTTTGCGCTACTTGTTCACAGGCGACTACTTGCCGTGATTACGCCCGTAGTAATGGCGAAGTGTTTGGTATTTGGGGCGGAGAAACAGAAATGGAAAGATACAGCGCAGGATTTATGTTGTCAGTACCACCTCACTTGTCACGGAGAGTTGTTACTATGAAAGAAAGATATGGGAACTTATAACGATTTCCTCGCCACGATTTCTATTTACTACGAGCGACAACTTGTAGCAGGTGGAGACTTGCGATACGGGCAAATGTATATGAACCACCTGTGGGAGATAAAGCCCCGCATAGCAGAGAAGCTAAACGGTTCGTTGCTTGACCCGTTTCATAGGGATAATTGCCCACCTAAAGTCCACGAGTTTGTAGAAAGACTTTGGGCTAGCGAATAGGACAGCAAGACGAGCGACGAGGTTTCTGAATAACCCGTGAAGGTTTTTGTTCAGCCTCTTTTTTCTTCTTTTTTTCCTCGTCAGTCATACACCAAGAATACACCTTGTGTTTCGAGCTGAGCCCCGCTAACATTTCGGTATGAGTTTGCCCCCACTTTTTACCTGTATCGTTTGCAACGGCGCAATTGACCCGAACTCGTCGCAGTCCTTGAGACTGGCAACGGTGTGGCTAAAGAGCAGTGGGAAGACAGTCCACGCAGTAGAGACCGAACTGTATCGCTATCGCCACAGTTTCTGTAGTCTTGACCCGAACTTCCAGCAGGACAGTTTGTTCTAGCCAAGCCTCATTGCGCCAATTGTTGGGTTCATTTCTCCAAGCGTCTTGCCAGCCGTATTGTTCGTGACGGCAACCCGAGCGTCAAGGTTGTTGAGTACCACCTGAACTGCGTCAAGTTTCTTGTTTATTTCCTCAACCGAGTTCATTACCGACTTCATTGCTTGTTCTAACGAGGCTTCTATTTCCATAACGCCAAGCATAGCAAGTATGATGAGCCAGTGAGACTTTATCTTGACCGCGATTTACTAGCGCTTGACTTCCCGTATGACCCAGCACAAGTTGCCGAAGTCAAGTCAATAGCCGGGGCTAGCTGGGACAAGGTGGACAAACTGTGGAAAGCACCCGTAGCCTCAATTGACGAGGTGCGAGCCTTTGCGATAAAGCACGATTTTGAGATAACAGACGAAGTACTTAGGTTCACTGCCCCAAAGAGAGCGTTACGAAAAGGTGTGTATCTCAAAGGTGACTGGACTTATATCCAATTCCCCTATGACAAGGTTGTACTCAAAGCAGTAAAGCAAATAGCAGGGGTAACTTGGGATAACAAAGAGATGGCGTGGAGAGCGCCACTTACCTCAACAGCCGAAGCAATAGCGTGGGCTAACTCATTTGGAGTACTTGTGTCGCCCGAAGTACACGGAGTATCTGCCTCAATAACTAAGAAGTTAGATGAACTAAAGGAAGCCTCACGCTCAACCGACGCTGATATAGAAGTGCCTTCACTACAAGGAACGCTACTGCCTTACCAAAGAGCGGGCGTGGAGTATGCGTCTAAAGCCCGTAGAAGTTTTATCGCAGACGAAATGGGACTTGGAAAGACGATACAAGCGATAGCGACACTGGAGTATTCGTCAAAAGATAGCGAAGTGTACCCAGCAGTAATCGTCTGCCCCCCTTCACTTGTACTGAACTGGAAGTCGGAGTGGAATAGGTGGTTGCCTGATAGACGAGTTTCCGTTGTAACCAACCGTAGAGAGATACCAGAGCCCCGTTCATATGATGTGCTCGTTGTCGGCTACTCAAATATTTCTCACTGGGAAAAGCAACTACTTGCGCATAACTCTTATGTGTTTGACGAGAGCCACTACGCCAAAAGCCCAACGGCACAGCGAACTAAGTCGGCTATAAAAATGGCAAAGAGCGCCCCTAAACACGGGATAGTCCTATGTCTTACTGGAACACCCGTAACCAATAGACCAGCGGAGTACGCCAGCCAATTAGACATAATCGGAAAACTAAAAGAGTTTGGTGGCTTGTGGGGATTTTACAGACGGTATTGTTCAGCCTTCCAAGACAGGTTTGGTCAATGGAATATCAGCGGTCACTCGCACCTTGACGAACTCAACGACAGACTTCGTGGTACTTGCTATATCAGACGAACCAAGTCGCAAGTGCTTACTGAACTGCCACCCGTGATACACAGCACCCTTGTAGTAGAGGGGACTGATGCGGGGCTCAAGGAGTATCGGAAGGCAGAAAAAGACATAATAAAGTACATAACCGATAGAGCAAAAGAGATAGCGATAGAACTCGGGGAAAGCCCGTACTCGGCTTCGGTTATTGCGAGAATAAAAGCAGAAAGCAACGAACATCTAGTAAAACTCTCGGTACTTAGACGGCTCGCTGCGAAAGCCAAAATGCCAATGGTTGAGGAGTGGGTGCAGTCCCGCATTGACGACGGCAAGAAAGTGGTAATCGCAGCGCACCATAGAGACGTGGTAGATGAACTCGCACGAAAGTTCGGCAACCTTCGTATTCAGGGTGGTATGTCGGTTGAGGAAGTGGAAGCACAAAAAGCACGCTTTCAGAACGAACCCGTAGAGACTGCGCCAGTCATTGTGTTATCTATTCAGGCTGCGAAAACGGGTCACACGCTTACAGCCTCGCAAGACATACTCTTTGTAGAACTGCCATACACGCCAGCAGACCTAGACCAAACTTATTCACGCCTTCACCGTATTGGTCAGACAGGAAGCGTTACGACTACTTATATGCTCGTTGACGGGACTATTGACGAGGAAATCTATGCGCTCATAGAAAAGAAGCGCAAGGTGGTGAACGCTTCAGTTGAGGGCGGAGAGTTCGCTGAAGGTGGCAACGCTACGCAGTTGGTGCTTGACTTGCTCAACCGATATCGATAAGCCCCGGCTTTTACTCGGTTTCTTTGGTTGGAACTCTGCCCATAAGTTCGTCAGCAATTAGTTTTGCGTACTTTCTGCGCAGTTTCCATACTTTTTGGTTCATTTCAGCCATTGCGTCAGTGTTTCGTGCTTTCTTTATGCTGTCGCTGTCAAACACGCCGTACTTTCTGAACAAGATGTCGTCAATATCGTTGTTTTCTATCATTATGTCGGTAATCCAATGGCCCCGCTTGTCAATGCTGAGCAACAGTTCGCAAAGACCCTCAAATCCAAACTCGTTATAGACACGATTAGTCACTAAGTCACAAAAATGCGCACGATACATAGTCTCGGCTTCGGCAGTGTGCGTCATAAACTCACTCAGCCATACGGCGAGTTCTTCTTTTGACGGAATATCACCGTCTTCACTGTCAAACTCAAAGTCGTCTTCCATTAGCCTGCCTTCCGTTGCGCCGGGGCTCTAGTAATCAATGATACTTGTGGCAACTGTCAAGCCAAAGACAGAATAACTTCTTGCGCTAACACTTTCTTTTGTGTCACCCACGAGTTGTTGTTCATTGAGGCAAGCGCCCGTTCATCTGCTTTTGCGTCACGATAATGGTCAAGGTATTCAGCAATAGCGTTGTAAGCACTCCACCCGTTATACCCGTAGCCACCTGCGTTGCGTTCGTTGTCATACACGCCACGAACTAATGCCACTACCCCGTCACGGTTTTTCTTTTGTCTCTCCGTACCGTTCATTTCGTTCGGGAATACCTTGTCAAGTATCGTTGCGAGTTGCGCACTTCGTGGTGGAACGTTGATAGCAAGCAAGCGATTAGCCGTAAGTTGGAATGACTTCGCCCACTCCGTTGATATTTCTAGGACTTTTTGCGCTTCCTCAATAGCATTATCAGCGTTACGAGTGTGTCGTGCCGTGAATACCCGACGAGCCGACGACTGCCCTGCGATTACCGTGTTTTTACACACCGCACGAATTGAGGTATTGGCAAAGGTGATAGCCGTCTTACCGTCGTGTCCGTTGCGAACTAGCAAGTAACGGTCTATCTTGTCGTTGATACCCGTAGGGTCTATGACGAGTTGCCCCAAGTCAAGCGAACTAAAGAACTCTCTACCTTCGTCAAGTACGCCACAAGTATCTACTACTGCGTCGCCCTTAGAAGCCCCGACTATTGCGAGGGCATACTCCAAGCACTCACGGTTTTGCTGTACGACATAGCGAGTGCCAACCGTAGCAAGTCCGTCAAAAGTGCCGTCGGGGTTCACTCTCACGGTTGCCCGACTGTCCTCAATAACGACTGGCGTATTATCAGGATTTCTGATTAGGTTGCCCTCTGCGTCTACGACTGCGACTTTAGTAGTGACGACATCAAAGTCTGCTTGCGCCGCCTGAAGCATTGCCTCTGCTGTTTGTAGCCCCTTCATAGGCACTCCAAGCCTGTGCCACGGGACTTCACGGTCTGCGTAAGCCATTTTCGCTACGCCCTTAGTGTCTACTTCTAGCATATGCGCCATAACTTCGTGCCTCTCGCTGTTACTTCTAGTTAGATTTATCTAAAGGCAAGCATACACTCGCCCCCTGCCTCACAGTGTATGCCGGGGCTATCTCGACATAGCAAAAAGGGGGCAGGCTGTGACACCTACCCCCTTCGCTTTCGTTTTGTTAGTTGTATTCGTTGGTTAGCCAGTCATCACTTGACTTAGTGACTGGCGTAGCGAACTGACCAAATAACTGGCGAGCGTATGGTGCGACAATTTCAGCGCCTCGCTTGACGGTATGAAACTGCGTCACCTTTCTGCCTGCCTTGTATCCAATGGCACTACCTAAGCCGAACGATACGACTGCTGTCATTGTTAGTAGTACGAGTACTGCGATTATTTCTATCACTTGCTTCCCCTTTGTTAGTAGTAACTTACCTACCTAAGTATAGGGATAGTCATAGTACTTGTCAAGTCACCCGTACGACACCCGTAGGCACTTGCGAACTTCACAGAAATACGACTTGTGCCGTGT